GTATAGCCTGTGTATCCAGTAACTCCAGTATAGCCTGTGTACCCGGTAAAGCCAGTGTATCCTGTAGAACCTGTAACTCCAGTGTAACCAGTATAACCAGTATAACCAGTATATCCAGTAAAGCCAGTGTAACCTGTAACTCCGGTACTTCCACCACCACCTCCGCCAGTACCAGTACCAACGTATGGAAGAGCAGACCATGTGCTCACACCATTTCCTATTTTAAGTTGACCAGTATCACTCTCTACACCCGGTTCGCCTGGTAAAAGCACTGGATTGTTTACTACCCACCAACTCGCAGGTCGGTTACGAAACTCAAAGCGCACCGACCTAGTGCACGTTCCACTCATTCTATTGTTCAACTCTCAGAATATGAATATGATATTGCGTTCATATAAAATGGCCGGATGTTCTATTATGGGTGGTAAGAAAACTATTCGACGCGATATGGGTGCGCCAGGCAATTGGGCACTAAAACATGGTCCTGGAATTGGTCCGTTGAAAGAAGGCAAACTTATTCGCAAGGGATACGCTGTTACGAAATCACGAACGGCTCGGCATCGTGCGTTAAATAAAGCCGTGAAATCGTACGGCGCACTCTCAACTTTCCGCAAACTGAATGCGGCTTCAACGTACACCAAACGTACATCAAAAGGAAAATCAAAGACATTTCGCACAGATCGCAATTGGGTCCGGAAAACATTTATGTAGAGTTTATAAATGGACCTCATCAGCTCAGTTCTCGCAGTCTTGTTATTTGCAGCGTTCGTTCCCGGTGTTCTCGTGACTCTACCCTCAAAGACTGCGTCCAAGTGGACAGTTCTTCTAGTTCACGGTGTATTGTTCGCAGTAGTCACTGGCTTCGTCATGCATTACTACTGGACTAAAATCAAGGAACATATGGGTAATTACGGAGCTACGTGCCCGCCGGGATACCAGATGGTCGGTCCCAACGAAGATTGCGTCGCGATTGGCGGACATCGGTAGTTCTTTCTGGGGTATAAATAAATGTGGCTAAACCTAGTTCTCAAACTCGTTCTTTTTGTTCTACTAGTTCCCGGAGTCGTGGTTTCATTCCCGGCTGGAGCTTCTCTGAAAGTTCGTGCGGTTGTTCACGGTGTAGTATTTGCGGTTCTCAACTATTTCCTGTACAAATTTCTCGAACCAATGATGCGTGAACGGTTTGAGAATCCTCCAACTGAAGTTGCGCCACCGTGCCAGAAAGGATACAAATCTTGCCCGTCAGGAGATTGTATTCCAGCCAATGATCCTCATGAAACATGCCCAGGAAGCACGGATGCATACTAATCGTATCTTGATTCAAAACGTACACAACCCAAACTGCGAAGTTCATTTGAACACGCTGTTTATGTTGTTGTTTATGATGTGGGGTGTATGTCTCTACCACGACGGTTCATCTTTGCGTTCAGCAAAGCGTTCGAGGTATTTAGTTTTTACGTTGTTGGGGGAAAAGTAGCTTCGTAGAATTGATTCTACCGTATTGATATCAAACTTCTTGCACGAAAAAACGTCCAAGTACAAGTCATTGGTTTCTTCTACGAAATGCCCGGTGATATTTGACGTCTCAATGAGCTGTACAAGTGTATATCCTTTCTTATTTCCTGATCCAAACATTACAATTTGTGGTTTGCCGTATGGAACCATATCAATTCTTTTTACAAGTGTATTTGAGAACCGTTCAATATTTTTGGAGCAACGAATTGCCGAAGGTGCACAAGAGGCTGCATCTATAATTAGATGATACCCCCATCGACCAACACTCATTGATATGATATTCATGAAGAAAATAATGTGAAAACGGAAGTCGCACATATAAGTGATACAGACTATACAATATGGTATTTCCGACCGATGGTCGTAACCATCATTCCGGGGTAAAAGCAGAAAAGGATATTGTCGATTACTTGAATAGTCATGTACCTTCCTTTCTTATACCGCTGTATGGCGAAGATATCGTGTTTCGGCATAGAGGAGGGACTCAAACGGTTTCCGATATTGATATTGTGAAAAACGACGAAGTTGTAGCTTCGATTTCGGTGAAAAATCACCAGAAGGGAACGATTGATTACATTAACACGACTGCAGTCAAGGCATACTTTGACGATACAGATATAAAGGATTCCCTAAAGAAAATCAAGGATGAAGTGAAGACTGTGGAGGAAGCAAGACCTCTCGTAACACGCATACTTCAAGATAAATTAATGTCGATAAACTCTGACCAGATTAAGGGGATTATAGAGACGTGTACATTACGATCACCCAAATGGATGCTGATTCGTGCAGCTGGAAAAATGCATATGTTTCCCCATTCAGAGATTGATGCGTTCCGAATTCAGGAAGGAGACAAGTTTGAACTACGACAGATGAGGGCAAAAGGTTCAGCTAAAATTTGGAGGATTCGTGGAACAGTGGAAAAGGATACTACTCTGAGACTACGATACGTTCTCAATAATGGTGTAGGTGCTTTACTTGGCCAATCAACTAAAAATAAGACGTCATGTCCAAGTATTAAAATTCAACAAGATGCAGTAAAGGCTCTTCTATTAACAGTTAAGGCGGTTATCTTATGAACTAAATCGTTCTCTAATTATTGCGATAGCATCCGGATTCTTATCAAACATAATACACTTCCTATTTTTATTTTTACACGCCACCCCTGTAGTTCCCGAACCAGCCATTGGGTCAAGTACTACATCTCCTTCATCTGTAGTCATATCCACTATGCGTTCCAACAGTTTCAGAGGTTTGGCGGTAGGATATTTACGTTCTTCCGAACCTTGGGCAATAGAGAACACATCGTCCCATAAATCCATAGCTGGTTTCCCATGACTTTCGTGAAGGTATATTTTCTTGTAAAGATTCGATCCTGCCTTTTTAGGAACGTACAATCTATCATCATCACGCAACTTTTCAAGGTCCGATTTTGAAATTCGCCAGTGTTTAGATGGATTGAATGTTTTCCCACCGATTTCAAATTCGTATGAATGTCCCTTCATCGTTTTATCGCAGACCAAATGACCCAAAGCGAAATGGCCACGAGAATCGGAATTCTTGAACGAATTTTTCTCGTAGTATTCATCTTTCGGCTGGTACACCATATTGAATTTGCGTTTCGGAGACAGACAGCACCAGAAGATAACATCGATGCTCGCACCCAAACTATGTTTCACGTTATTTTTTGAGCGACACCGTTTCCAGAAAATAGGAACAACGTCTCGAAACTTTTCACGAAGTACACATTCTGGAATGAACATTTGGTCGGCAGAAATGTGGAAGAATAGAGAGCCATTAGGTTTCAGAAGAGGAATGCATGCATCAATAACAGAAATTACAAATTCCCGGTAGGATTCATCTGTCCATTTATCTTCGAATCCAACTCCGCCGTGAGCGTCCATTTTATACGTTCTGCCGCTATTGAATGGTGGGTCCAAATATATGGTCTGAATGCTTTTCGCAGTCACAGTTTTAAGCAAGTCAAGACAATCGCCTTGCTGAATATCCATAGTACACTTCTTCCTGTTTTCACAAGGATATTCGTTTTCCGCCTAAATGCTCTCAATAAACTGCCAGTGCAAATACTCACAAATCTTCTTCCATATCTGGTCATGCGAAATCAGACGGTCGCGGCTTTTAAGTAGAGGAAAGTAAACCTTGTACTCGTCCAACTCCAGCAACTCAAAGAACTTGTACAAAATGTACGAATAGGATAAAAAATTAGTTCGGTCATCGGGGCAATAAATAAGGAACGGAGCTTGAATTTCTTGGAACATAGCTCTTATTTTTTCTTCAATTTCGGGAGTGATGGTAGGCGGAGGGTTACCGTTCAATCTAGAAATAATATGAGTAGCATGCTCATAATACTTTGACCGGTTCAACTTCTTTAGGATTTCGCGCATATCTTTCTCGGTAAGTTCGGCGACGTTCTGGATTCGGCGTTTACGGATTTCACATATAACTTCGTTCATAACTTCCGCTGGAATTATAGTAGACTCTTTTGCTTGGAACTGATTCAAAATTTCATTCAAATGATTAATTTTCTTGTACGCATAATTATTACGTTCTTTGGGAGGATCGCGGAATGATGGAAGGTCAGATACCACCAACATATATTCTTCTGAGCCACATACTGGACACACCAGTATTCCTTCATCGCACGACTCTTCTCGCGCAATATTACATTTCTCACAATGTTCAGTGAGTGCTTTCTTCACTTCCGTTATTTCACCAGTATTCAGTTTCATTCGTGATGTGAATTCATCAAACAGTTTCTTCTTTGAAGGAGCAGATGTTTCAGACGTAGTTTGTGAGAGGTATTTCACAAATGTGTTCTGATCGGCAGGAATAGATGCAGCATGCTGAACCTTTTCTCCCGACCCGTAGTATCGAAGCATGATATCTGCGTTTTTAAGATAGTAATCGGTCAACGGATTCTCTGTATCCAAACGTTCTTTCAGACTCTTAATTTCGTCGCGAAGTTTAGATGCTCGCAATATTTCTCCTAAATCCGACGATAACTCTGCGATTTCAAGTTCATGTTCTATATTTTCCAAATGTTCACGCATAGATACAGAATTTGTACTTTCTTCACGGATAGTTGAAACAATTGATTGGTGAACCGAATCAAGAGTTCCAGACACAACATCGTTCTTTTTCGAAGCCGAAGGTGTATCTCGTTGGCGCTTTATCCGAAAGATATTGTCCATTACACTCTCAATGTTCTTGGCTTAAAATACTCATTTGCGAAGAAGAAGAATGAGACAAAGTGAAATTCCAGCAATAAGAGTTGGCGCGAACGTGTTGTTCACAAACTCTTCGGTACTCTTCGTAATTACTGGACAATTTGAGATATCTACTTCCTTGCACCTATCGGGGCTAAAATCAGGAGATAAATCGGGTGTGAGAAATTGAGATTCGTCCCCAGTCGTCACATCACACTTGTAACATTTACAAGCCGGAGAAGATGCGGACATAATAGAATTAAAAAGGTATGTTGGATTCAATCCTTCAATATCTCCCACCACTCCTCCAACTAGACCTTGTCCCAGCAGTGCTCCGGAAGGAGGAATGTTATTGATATAATTGTAGCGGGCTTGAATGGATCCGTCGGGAGCAGTGCATGTACTTCCCGTGTTCACAAAAAACTGGTTACCAAGGGGTGGATTGCCGGAGAGTAGAGTATCCACATACGTTCCAACAGCATTCAAATTTGTGTATAACTGACTGAATGAACCTTGGGGTCCAACATGAAGTTGACTGGTGGTAGGAATGTTGTCGGAATAACTGTATGCCGGTCCCATCAAACTTGTTTCGGCCGAACCAACTGCATTTTGAATATCTCCCCAAATAGAATTCTTGCTTAAATCAGCTCCAGTATCATTCGCTGGGTCGCTGCTCATTGTGTTCTAAATGGGATTTTACTTGTAGCCTATAGTTCGGATTCGTGAGGGCACATGGACGTTGTTTGAGAATAGACGAAGATGCGAGGTCAAAGGAGTACCCGAACTTCTTACATATAAAAAGTAGAGCTAAAAACCCAGAGCGATTGATTCCACACTGACAGTGTATATACACGGTTTTTGACTCAGGAGTTCGAATGAATTTATTGAGACTTTCTTCAAATTCCGGATACCATTTCAAGATATCTTCATCCATACTGTCTAGAGCCTCGATACACACATAGTTTTCAGGATACTTCGTACGAAACCACGCTGGACTATCTTTATCAAATGCGCAGTTGATGACGTGGGTAATATTATGGGTGCGAACAAATCCGGGATTGAGGTACATTCCTGGTCCAAACATGATATTGGTGTGTATTTTTGCTGGAGGGTCGTACTGCCATCCTCTTGAACTTCGGCGCCATGTGAGCCAGTCCATTACTATTTGAGTGTGCGAACATTTTAAACGAAAAATACAGTTTAAACATTTTGCGAGTTAATTGAATCATAAACCATGTCTGTGTTCACGACTCTGATTTACGGCGACGATTCCAGCAAGCCTATCGCCAACTTTACGACCACGTCTCTCAAGGATGCCGCCTATGCCGTCAACGCTTACCTAGACACGCTAGAGAACGTAGATGTAACGAAGGAGTTTGTTAGGAAGCAGTTTGATGCTCCATATTATTTGTGCGATCAGCATCCTCCTCGTTCGGACGGTCGGCAGTCGGTTCCCGATGTTAGTTTTAGATACAAGCAGCAAGAGGAATTTACGATGGAATACCGTGTCCATACCACAATCCATGACCACATTTGCGAGTGCCCAATCCATCGTAACCGCTCGTAATTTTTTGGAAAACGGATACTTTTTACTTAGTCCGAAGAGTATGAAAAATGCAAGAGTATAAGTCGTATTTCACGTCTACGCACTTGCATTACGCAAGCATATCTAGGCGGGGTCAAGAAATAGCTAGTTCGCGAAACAGGGTTGGCTCTCGGTCTCTCGGATGTGGATATTCAAACCAAACGATACATGCAGAACGCGCAGTTGTGAAAAGTCTTGGAGACGTGTCACAACTTCGTGGTTGTACTCTAACGGTAGTAAGGCTTAACAAACAAAACCAAATTATGAATTCTAAACCTTGTGCTTCCTGTGTGAAGTTCTTGGAGAAGTGTATTAAGAAATATGGTCTGTTGAAGGTTCTGTACTCTTCCTCAAACGAGGGTAGCTCCAAGCGTTCCGACAACGTATGCTATGGCCACGGCCACGCCTGCGAGGATACTTGCTCCCATGTATGAAGGTACACCCCCGGACGTATAAGTGTTGGGAATGTACTGAAGAATCAGAGAACGAGGAGTAGACAAGGAAATTGCGAATGCCCCAACAAAAAAGCCGATGTAAATCATCAGGTTTTTTATCGCATACCGTATCATGCTAAATGAGTGCTGGGTACTGTGAAGTACAGCAGCCGGCTTATCAGGAGACGCGGCAGAAAACCCGTTCGTCAAAAATGGGTCAGTGCCTCCAGTCACAATAGGTGAAAACGTCGTTCCTTGGTTCATAGAAGGATTCTGGACAGGACCTGAACCAAGTAAATCGCTCAAATCTGTTGCACCCTCCGCCATCTTCTTTTACTTAAAGGTGGGTAATTCACATTCAGCATCTTCCGCAATATACTTGATACATTTATCGCCATGCCGAACTACACGACCTTCAATATCAGAAGGAGGAACAGAAAGGGCATTACGTACCGGAATTGGACGATGAAACAGCATGATAACAATCCCCAATCCAATCAGAAACGATAGAAAAGGGACTGAACGTTGATTCCTGAATATACCAAGGATACGACTAATCATTGCCGTACTTTACTACTGAGGGGCGAGTAAATTAAGAGACGTCTGCTTGCCGTCGCACGGAACTTCTGTGGCTTTGAATTTAACGCACCCATTTTTGGTATGGAATGTCTTTTTCGAGTCTGGAGTAGGAACTCCAGTTTCATCGCGAGGCGGTGGTGAAAATACTGCTACAATAAGCATACCTACAAGCGCTCCAACAAATGTCCAAAGAAGCGATATCATTTCTCTCTTTACTCTCTACGGACTGTTTTTCGTCCATGCATGAGTTGTTGGTAAAATGCTTTGTACTCCCCATTTCCACGAAAGGTATCCTTCTACTTTACGGCGTTGCGAAGCAGTTAGGGCAGTGTTATACACTAATATTTCACCCATAAATCCCGTGAATGCTTCGTTATTGGTTGGAGCATTCACATAATTGCCTACACCATATGCACTTATATTGAATGAACCGGTAGACGCAAAACTACTTCCACTCGCACTTCCATTCAAGAACGTATATCCGTTTGTTCCATCATACAATGAACAAGCAATATACGGTTGATCCAATGTTATTGACGCTAATGATTGTGATGGGTTTCTGTATGTTCCCACACTAGATGCAGGATGATATATTGCTACGCAACGACTAGATGACGAATAATCGTTCGCACTTGTCGTGCCTAAACTTACTACTCGCGCATTCACACTTTGACTTACATGAGTTATTCCAATAAAGAAGGCGGTTAAGGTGGTGTTAGTATCACTCATAGACCCAAGAAAATACGAGCTTCCATCCAATGAAATCATAGACTTATCATTGAGTTTGTTTTGACTGAGTGTCGGTGTTCCGGTCGCAGTTCCATTATTCCCATTCCCCGACTTATCGTTCCACACAGTCACATTTGACCCCGAAAAAGTCATACTTGA